TGAAGCTTTGGAGAACGAGAATAACGTACTCTTGGAAGCTGTAAGCTCTTTTGAAGATAAGTTTGCTGGCATTGATGAATTAAAAAATGCCATTGAAATGATTCAGAAGCACATTGAATCTATGGAATCCCCTGTTGAAGAGGAAATTGTAGAAGAGGTGATGGAAGAAAAAGAACCTGAAGAAGTTATGGCTGAAGAGCCTAAAGAAGACGAAGAGGTTGTTGTTGAGAAAAAAGTTGAAGAGAAGTATTCTGCTGAGGAAGAAACTAACGAGTTGGAAGTTGAGGAGCAATTTGCTGCTGAACAAAAAGCTGAAGAGGTATCGGAATCGGTAGAAGACAAGACAGTTCATTATGATAGCATCACTCCAGAGAAAGTTGCTATGATCAATAACTTCTTCAACCGCAAGTAATTATTGTAAATTAATTAAAACAAAACATTTTTAAAATTAAATAAAATGAGTGTAACTATTTCAAACTTACCATACGGAGATCGCAGACCAGATTTGTTCATCGACTCTATGGTAAAATCAGCGGCTGTATTAAACCGCTTTCGTTTAGTTGATGGTGTTAAAGCCAAAGTAAACGTACCTATTTTTGATGCTGCATTAACTTTCGGTAGCGACCTTTGTGTGTTTGACCCACAATCTACTGCATCTATTGCTGAAAAAGAAATGACTGTTGCTACATACAAGTGGTCTTTCTTAAACTGTAAGTCTGCTCTTGAGTCTTCTTACCGTGGCTTGTTGCTAAAGAAAGGTCAGAACAATCCTGAGACTATGGATTCTGAATTTAAAGATTGGGTATTCGATTACTTCGCAAAACTATCTTCTGAAAAAGCTCTTCAATTAGCTGGTACTGAGTTGACTGTTGAAATGGCTGCTGATGCTGCTGTATTAGACTTTGATACTGATGCTGTACTTACTTCTGCAAACATCCTTGACAAATTGGAAGGTGCTTACGGAACAATGAGTGACGTTATGTTGTCTGCTGTTTACGGAGATGCTGATCGTGATTTCAAACCTGTAATCTTCTTGGGAACTGCTGCTATGCAACACTACCAAATTGCTATGGCTGGATTGTATACTACTACTCCACAAGGTGTTATTGAAGGTGCTATCCCTGCTTACTACGGTATGGAAGTTGCTCACTTTGCATCTATGCCTGCTAACGAATTTATGATTGCTGCTCCACAGAACTTAGTTATGTTGACTGATGAGTACAATGATGTTCGTGCAATTGATATGAAGTATGAAGCTGAATTATCTTCTGATAAGATTTGGGGACAGTTCAAGTTAGGTTTCTCTTACCTTAAAGGTGAAGAAATTGTCTACGCTAAGAACTTCGCATAATTAAATAAATAACGAGGGGAGGGTGATTCCTCCCCTTAACTTAAAAAAATAAAATAATGGCTTGTAATACTGTAATTGCTGGAGTAACTTACTCCTGTGATGACCTCGCTTTAGGAGGTCTAACTAAAATCTACATTGGCGATAAAACTGCTCTCGGAACTACAGTTGCTGTAGCATCTAGTGTAGTTGCTATCACTCCTAGTGGTACTGATCTTGTAGCTGATGGAACTGTATTTGAACTTGAGTTCAATATTAAAGATGGTTTCTCTTCTTTCACTGATGTAAAAACTATTTCTGACGGATCAGTTGTTTCTGTTCCTACCATCACTGTTGAAGTTCCTAAAATGTCTGGTACACACCGTGATGTATTAGATGCTTTGTCTAACCCTAATGCTGAACTTGTAGCTTTCATTGAAACCGCTGCTGGAACTCATCACTTAGTTGGTTTTGACTATGGTTTGTTTGTTTCTACTGTTGATGGTGCTTCTGGTACTAGCCGTTCTGAAAAGAACCGTTACCAATTGACATTAACTGGTGAGCAATCTAACCTTGCTTACGACATTGTAGATGCTGAATGGCTTGAGGTAGCTTAATAGCAAAACTTGTAAATTAACTCAAGGGGGCAAGGCAAAACCTTGCTCCCTTTTTTATTTAAAAAACTATGGGATTTAATTGCAGCATAATACTTAGCGACATTGATATAAACTGCTCTAAGAGAGTAACGGGTGGTGTCAAGAAAGCTATACTTCTTTTACAAAAAGATTTAACTATTACTTTTGACCCTACGGACACTACTTTAGTTACTGCTGTAGGCACAGCTAACACCGTCTCCTTTGCGTTTAATCCAAAAGATGGTACAACTACCTTCACAGAGAATAAAAGCACCTCTAACGGCTTAGGAGTCGTTACAACAGACTTAACAATCCAAACACCAGCTGTAGACAACAAGGTTAATCAGATTGACCTTATGTCTCGCAGAGAAGATATCGTATGTGTAATGCTACACAACAACGACTCTGTAACCATTTCGGGATGGATGGACGGATTGACAATGAACTATGAGGCTAATGCAGGTACAGGAGTATCTGAAAAGTCTTATGTAAACATCACACTAAACACCGTAAGCGGAATTGCTTCATTAGTGTTAGATGATAAAACTCCATTTACTGACCAAACTATCTTCAATTAATGGCTTATTCCTACAGAGGTTCGGGTTATTTAGCTGATGCTGTACAAGGTACAGGTACTCCACAATATCTGTTTAGAAGAGGTGGATACTCTGGTTCTACTACAGAACAAGGTGTGGACAATATCGGTGGAAGAATACTTGCTGATGGAGGTACAATAGAAAGCACTTACAACCCTTGTGTTATAAATGCTGTTAGAGAATTAAGAGAAATAGAATCTCCTTCTTTACTTATTGAAGCATTATTCTCATCAGCTGTTGAGGATGGTGCCATAGTAGAGGCAAAGCAATGTTTCTATGACTCATACACAGAACTACAAAACATAGACATAGTATAATATGGCAAGTGCATACGACAAGGCATCATTAGTGATGCTACCAAACGCTTACAAGGACGGTAAGGTATATAGTGTTAAACCAGAAGATAGGAGTGGTGATTTTACTTTCACTCGTCCAACTGCTGCTACAAGGGTAGGTGTTAATGGTCTTATTGAGAAGGATAGAGAGAATTTAGTAACCTACTCCAATACTTTTAGTTCTTGGACAAGCATTAATTCAACTCTCACATCTAACCAAGCAGGATATGATGGTACAAACGATGCTTGGTTAATAGAAAAAACGGCTGATGCAGGTAGAATACAAAATAATGTTGTGGCAGGTCTTGCAACTTATAGTGTATATGCAAAGGCAGGTTCAGCATCTTGGTTAAGATTACTAAAGGGTGCTAATGCTTCCGCATACTTTGATTTGTCTAATGGTACTATTGGAAATCTTTCCTTAACTATTGATGCTACTATAACAAGCGTAGGAAACGGATGGTATCGTTGCACAATTACTTATAAAGACCAATATGCAGGTTCAGTTCGTATTTATCCAGCCCTTGCAAATAATGATACAACAGGTACAAGCGGAAACATACTAATCCAAGATTCCCAAATAGAGCAAGGCTTGGTTGCTACTGACTACATTGAGACAGGTGCTTCTACTGCACAAGCGGGTATTACTGATAATGTACCAAGATTGGACTATACGGATAGTTCGTGTCCTGCTCTTTTACTTGAGCCTCTACGCTCAAACTTGATAACGCAGTCAGAGTATTTTGAAACTTCGGAATGGACTACACCAAATGTGGTTTTTGAAACAAACAAAGCCATTTCCCCCGATGGTGGTTTAAACGCCACAAAATTTAGAGCAAATTCTGCTAATTCTACGCATTGGGCTTCAACTGATGTAACTTTAACAAGCGGTCAAGATTACACATTTAAACTATATTTGAAATCTGCTGAATATGATTGGGTTCAAATTTCTCTTTTCGGTACAGGATGGGTAGGTTCATCAAAAAAAATAAACTTTAACGCATCTACTGGAGAGTTTGGAACAACGGATACGGGAATTGTTTTTGATTCAAACCCTATGGGGAATGGATGGCACGAAGTATTTATAACAAACGAAGCCGCATCAACAAGTGCAGTTATTCGTGTTTATCCGATGCCAAGTGATAACGCAACATCATATCAAGGAGATGGCTCAAGTGGATTGTACATATTTGGCGCACAACTTGAAAAAGGCTCCTACCCAACATCCTACATCCCTACCTATGGGAATAGTGTGAGCCGTGCAGCTGATGATGCATTAGCAACACATACAATAGCAGATACTGAAACCCTTACTTTCTTTACAAAGTTTGTTGCTCCCGAAAGACAAAGTGGAGGTGGTGAGTATCTATTAAATAATAGTTCGGGAAGCAGTAGAATTAGAATATATCAAAACACAAGCGATACCCTCCGTATAAGAACGGATTTACCCGCAGTAAACTTTAATTATTCATATTCTTCTTTAGGCATCTCTATAGGAGATAAAGTTAAAGTTTGTTTGAGGATAGAGAATGGGGTTACGACTGTCTTTATAAACGGAGTAGATAAGAACACATTTGGTGCAGCGACAATTAATTTCGCAAAGATGAGGTTAAGACCTCAAACCATTATGAATGTAGATAGCACTATAATCTTCCCAACCGCCCTATCCGATGCCGAGTGTATCGCCCTAACAACAATTTAATAAAAACAAACAATGAATAAATTCAGAAAATACTCGTTTGGCTCTAAAGGAGCTGCGACCACAAAGATTAACGCTTTAGGTCTTGATGATGATAACAACCCTACACACTCTCACGCTATTGTCCACCTCGGAAATATCGTAGAAGTAGCGGCTACATACGATGATGAAGGTAACGAGCTTACAGAGGCTGTAATGTCCTCAAGCTATCACATTGATGTACTATGGAATGGTGAGCCAGTAGAGGCTTGGGATTCTGCTATGGTATGGTGTGCGCCATTAGGCTTACATAGCTTTGGTTCTTCTTCAGCAAACGCTGAGTGGACAGAGGCTTGTAGAGCATTACATCCAGAGTTTTTTATCGTACCAGATATCTCTGAGGACGAATTAGTATAACTGCAAACAAAACAATACAATGAGTTACGAAACAATTGTTAAAGAAGGGAACTTCTATCAGACATCAACAGGAGACTACGGATTCCGTTTAGTGTCTTCTACCTTTGCTCAACCCTCTGGAGAGGCTTATCGTGCATTACAGATAGTATCTGATGCTGTGGTAACTACTACGACATTGGTTGGTGATGCTCTTACTTCAGAGGCATTAACAGCGGGTACAATCATCTATGGAAAGTTTGACACAGTCAGTGTCGCAAGTGGAAAATTAATAGCTTATAAAGCGATATAATGTTAGGATTAGGATTAGGCATAAATAAAGGGTTAATAAGTTTTTTACCAGCTTGGTTGAAGGCTTATGTTAACCGTGTGCAATCCGATGGTGGTACTAACGAAGGCACAGGATGCGCAAGGAAAGACGTTTCTTACTTGCAGAGCCTTGACCGTACTACCTTTATCTTAACTGCCTTAGAGATAGACTTAGATGCCGAGGGAGGAGTGCTTGAGGCTAAGGATTGCTTTATAAACTCAATGGAAGAATTACATACTATACTATAATATGGCAAATTACAATTTATTTGATGCAGCATCTTTAGCTATGATTCCTGTGGGAAGCAAGGAGGG